TGCTACATCTTCTATAACTTGCATTTCATCTACCACAGTAATGCCTGGTATGTGCTTTGCAAACTCTGTTGACTTTACATCACGTTTGTCTTTGTAATACAAGTCGTGGTTACCAGCGAACATATAGAACTTATCAAAACCATTACCTAGTTTTTCTAACAACTTAATAGTTGTATCCATGGTTGTTAGGTTAAGACTGTTCCTATTATGGTGCCAATCGCCACAAAAAATGCCTGTTTCACATTTATTGGCTTGTGCTTGTTCAATATACCAGTCTATATAGTTTTCACAGTCATGATTATGAACTCGCGAGTTACCCTTCATACCTAAATGTATGTCAGTAAACACTGCTGCTTTGTTAAACAAATAATTTCTCCGTATTGAATACTACTATAACAAGAAGATCAAATAAGATCAACCTGATTTTTGCTCTTCTTGTCTCTTTAATGCTGCTTCCCATTCGCCTTGGTGAAGTCTTGTATAGCTTGGACTATAATCGTTCATTTCAAGTATGTCATCACGTATGTTCTGATTACGTTTTTCTAAATTAATGACACGCACAAAGCTATTAGTAACAGCAGCGGTATAATAAGCAAAAGGATTGTTGGATTTACTTTCATCAAATTGTAGTCCTATCTGTGCTAATTGCAAAATTGCTTGACCTTTCATTTCGTCTTTGTAGGTATAACCTCTAACATTACCTCTTGTAGAGTATCTATCTACAAGTTTCAACCACATCATTGCAAGTTTGTTAGTTGCTTTACCATGTTCTTTACTAAAATGACCATTTTCCATGCCTCCTAACCAATGTGACTTGCCTATACAAACTAAATTATCGTTTTCATCAAACTTATAATGTTGGAAAGGCGGAAAGTTAAGTTTTGTTTTATGATCTGCAATAGTTTTTGGATTTTTCTTTCGTCCTGGTTCGTCTGGTATGTGATCAAACATCATTATACGAAACACTAGATCGGTTTTTTGTATTGATCTATAGTCTACTTCAAATTCAGCAAGTTTAACCTTCTTGCCATCAGCCTTTGCAGCTTCATATGCTGTTTGACCTTGTTTTTTTGCTTTGTTTCTCTTAGCTTCTGCTATTGTCCTTATATTAATTTTTTCTATTTCTGGTAGAATAATATCATAATTTGCATATTCTGGGGATACATAACTACAAAATGTTGCTTTAGACTTATGTATTTCTGCTAACATGTCTTTGTTGTTTAAATAATTTACTTTCCTGGCCAAATTTCGACTCCTTTTGTAACATAATAAACTATGCACTTAATTTTGTCAACTAAATAATGTATAGGAGATAATAATGGCCGATACCTTTCAAACAAGACCAGCAAGTAATGGAAGCGAACTATCACAGTTCAATGCTAACAATACCTATACTAAAGAAAATATAGGTGATCTTACTGGCTCAAATGCACATCAACTTATGAGTAGACATCGAGCAAGAAACATTCCTGCTGGTGCCGAACCACTGAAGCGTGATGCCCAAATAGCATCAATGGCTCCACTTAACACTGATATTGGTGATGATTGGCGTGTAAAAATAAGTGTTCCTGATCTTGCCACTTTTAGATCTAGTCCTTTATTAACTCCTTTAGCTGACACAGGGTATAATGTTGTATTTCCTATAGTGCCTGTTATTGCTGTGCAATACATGGCAACATATGATAGCATTGCCCCTGTTCATACTAACTATACTTATCCTCAATATGTAAACAGTAGTGTAAATGAGATTGCTATCACTGGTGAATTTCCTGTGCAGAGTGAAGAAGAAGGCAGATATTGGTTAGCAACAACACATTTCTTTAGAAGTGTTACAAAAATGTTTTATGGTAATAGCAGTAACAAAGGTGCACCGCCTCCATTATGCAAATTGAACGGGTATGGTGACTTTGTTTTGAATAATGTTCCTGTTGTGGTTACTAGTTTTGTAAGTGACTTACCAAATAATGTAGATTACATTCGTGTTCCTGTAGAGAATGCACAAGAAATTGGAACATATGCTCCAAGATACCAAATGGTTCCTCGTAATAGCACTATTGCAATTACTGTGCGTCCAACATACAGCAGAGGTAGGATATCAGAATTCAGCTTAGATAAGTTTGTTAATGGCGATCTAACAGATAAAGGATTTATTTAATGGCAAGTTATGTAAAAAGCAGTCCGTATAACAACACTGAAATCACAGAAACTGGTGAACTAGATATTTTAAAAATAAGATCAGTGCCAGCTGACGATGATGATTTTTTATATACAATAGAAGCACAATATAATTTCCGTCCGGACTTACTTGCACATGACTTGTATGGCACTTCAAAGCTATGGTGGGTGTTTGCACAACGTAATATGGATGTTTTGAAAGACCCTGTGTTTGATATGAAAGCAGGAACAAAAATATTCTTGCCAAAACAGAGTGCATTACAGAAAACTTTAGGCATCTAATGACTATTAAACCTAACATTTTGCATCAATTTGCAAGTTTCAACAATGTCTTTACCTTATCGGTGTTGACTGTTGACGAAGTTAACATGCCAGATGAAACTTATAGAGTAAGTGAACCTGTTTTACAGATTCTTAGGAGCGGTGGCGGTGCTGATAATAAAGTTACAACAGTATATGAAGATGCAATAGGTAAAAAATTAGAATATTTCATAGATGATGTATCTATAGAAGGACTTATGGTTCCAAATAGTAAAACAAGAACAACAAATGCAACTTTTATTGAATTTAGTGTTACAGAACCTTATAGTATGGGGTTGTTTTTACAAACATTACAAATAGCAGCAACAACAGCAGGGTATACAAACTATTTGCAAGCACCATTCTTGTTAACAGTTGAATTTATTGGTTATGACGATGATGGAGATATACTTGTAGTTGAAGATGGTCGTAATTTGAAAAGAATGTTTCCTTTAAAATTTACAAGTGTTGAATTTGGTGTTAATGAAAAAGGAAGCATGTATCAAGTTGAAGCCATTCCGTGGAATGAACAAGCATTTTTAGATAGTGTAGAAAGAACCAATACAGATTTAGCATTAAAAGGAAATTCTGTAGTTGAAGTTTTACAAAACGGTGAACAAAGTTTAACAACCATTCTAAACGGTAGGTTTGAAGAATTACGAAAAGCAAATAAACTAAGAAGTGCTGACGAAGTTGTAATAAGTTTCCCCAATCAGTTTGCTACTGGATTATCACCAGCACAAAGACTCAGCAATAACGATCAAGGCGCTACAGTTCCTGGTAGAAGTTCTAGAAGATCAGGTGGAGGATTGTTTGGCAACATTCTTAAAGGTGCTGTTGGTGGAATTATTGGTGGAGCATTGACTGGAAACAAAAATGTTGGTGAAAATGCCTTAGGAGGAGCACTTGGAGGTGCATTAGGAGGAGGCTTTGCTGGCGGACTAAGTGCAAGTATAGGCGGATTATTGACAAGTTTCAAAGAAGGAGATATAAACGGCCTGTTTCAAGGCATAACCGGCTTCCTTGGAGCACAAGCACCACAAGACTTTGAAGCATTTATTAGTATGATTACTGGCCAAGTGTTTACAAAAAGCAGTATTGGTGAAGGACTATCTAGATTATCTCAAGATTCAGGTAGTGTTAATGTTTTAGGTGGAAGTAAAATTATAGATGCTTTTACAGATATGGGTCAAGCACCTATGGCACAAACTGGACAAGTATATGATAGTAAAAACAAGGTAATGACACGAGCTAAAAACGTAATTAGTCCAGACGAACGTGTATTTGCTTTTCCAAGTGGATCTAAAGTTACAAGAGTAATTGAAGAAGTGATGCTTACAAGCGATTGGGCTAAGAATGTTAAAGAAAGAGCACCTGATGAAAACGGTATGATTGAATGGTTCAAGATTATAAGTGAAGTTTACATAAAACCAGGTGCGCAAACAGAACAATTAAACGGAAAACCAGCACAAACTTACCATTATAAAATTGTTCCTTATCTAGTTCATAGTAGTCATTTCCAAAAACCAACTGATCCTGGTTTGAATTACAATCAACTTGAACAAAAAGCAATTAAAGAATACAATTATATTTACACAGGCGAAAGCAAAGATATTTTGAGCTTTGATATCAACATCAATGCAGCATTTTTTACAGCAACAATGGCAGACGATGGACAAAACAACCTAAGTTTCAAAACAGGCGGATCACAGTTTAAAGTAGTCCAAGACAAAGACGGACAATTAACTATTAATGATCCTACAAGCGCAATCAGTTCAACAGGACAAATATTACAAAGCCAACAACAACGTTTAAGTTCACAAGGTGGCGGTGGTGCTGGATTAGACAACAACAAAATAAGAACTGCTAGACTTTTCCACGATATAATTATAAACAGTGACGTAGACTTAGTTAGTTTGGAACTTGAAATATTAGGAGATCCATATTATGTGTTTGATAGCGGTATGGGAAACTATACAGCTAGAGATATAGATCAAAATGAAACACAAAATGGAGATATTGAATATCAAAGAGGTGAAACTGATATAATTGTTAATTTTAGAACACCAGTTGACTATAATGAAGATACAGGAACTATGGATTTTCCAGAAGACACTGTTCCAGTAGATGCATTTAGTGGTTTATATAGAGTCACAAGTCTAGTAAACACATTCTCAAACGGACAATTCAAACAACGCTTGACTTTACTTCGTAGACGTAACCAAGAACGTGATATAAAACAAGTGGCAGCACAAGATAAGGCTGTAAAAGTGATTGATGCTACAAAGCAACAAACAGTTTACAGTCCATATGGATAAAATAAATGGCAAACTCAGTAGGTAACAACGAACAAAAACGCACAGCAGATCCAGGTATACAAGAACGTAATCCTGGACCATATCTTGCTCGTGTTTTGAAACATTCTGACCCTTATTATCTCGGAGGTTTAGAAGTAGAATTACTTAAAACAACAGAAGCAGGAAATATAGGAGAAACTCTTGGACAAACTGCTATTGTTTATTATGCAAGTCCTTTTTATGGTATAACGCAAAGTGCAAATATTGGTAGGAATGACAAATACAGTGACACACAAAAAAGTTATGGGTTTTGGGCAGTGCCTCCTGATCCTGGCAGTTTGGTTCTAGTTACATTTGTTGAAGGAACAAGAGAATTTGGTTATTGGTTTGCATGTGTGCCAGAAAAAGGAATGACTTTTATGGTGCCAGGAGGGCAACCTGCCACAGAACAACTTACTGGTGTTGTTCCAAGCGAACTCAAAGGAAAAAGATTACCAGCAGGTGAATATAATAAGGCAATAACAAAACCACAAACAAATAATGTAATAAAATACAAACGTCCAATTAATGATGATTTTGTAACGCAATTATTAGAACAAGGATTAGTAGAAGATGACATCAGAGGAGTCACTACCAGTAGTGCTCAGCGTGAATTTCCAAGTGCTGTAATTGGTATAAGTTCTCCTGGTCCGGTAGACAAGCGTGGAGGATCGCCACAAGGAAAAATAGGACTCAAAGAAAGCCAAGCCACTGTTCACACAAGTCGTTTGGGCAGCAGTAGTTTCGTTATAGATGACGGAGACGACAAACTTATTAGGAAAGGATCTCCTACTGATACGCCTTATGAGTATATTAACAAAGAAGCCAGTGGCAAAGGAGGAGATGTTACTCGTCCACACAATGAATTAATACGTTTACGCACTAGGACTGGCGCACAGATATTAATGCATACTAGCGAAGACTTGATTTATATCAACAATAGCAAAGGAACTTGTTGGATTGAAATGTCTAGCAATGGTAAATTAGATGTTTATGCAAATGATAGCATTAGTTTTCATACAGAAGTTGATATGAACTTTACAGCAGATAGAGATATTAATTTTGAAGCTGGCAGAAATATCAATATGATTGTAAACGAATCTATAAGACAATC